GGATGGTTTGGCCGCGCGCGGCATGGATCAGCCCTTGGTCACTTCGGTCGGGCAAGGGTGGAAGTTGCAGGCGGCGGTTCTGACGCTGCCCCGCAAGCTGAAAGACAAGACGATGCGACATTCTGGGCAAGCCTTGATGGCTTGGGCCGTGGGGAATGCCAAAGTGGAATTGAGAGGGAGCAACTACGTGGTCACCAAGCAAGCTGCCGGTGCTGCCAAGATTGACCCGCTGATGGCGACGTTCAACGCGGGCATGCTGATGTTTCTGAACCCGCAAGCGGGTGGCGGGCCTTCGGTTTATGAAGAACGTGGGATTTTGGTGTTCTGATGGGCATTTTGGATATGTTTCGCCGAAAGGCAACCGCGTCGGGCGGGCCAAGGGCGGAGGCGTTCAATGGCCTTGATGACCCGGCGTTCTTGGATTGGATACGATCCGGGGGAAATTCGATCAGCGTGCAGAATGCATTGCGAAACAGCGCTGTCTTTCGCTGTGTCGATCTGATTTCTGGCACGATTGGATCGCTGCCGCTTTACATGCGGCAGAAGGATGCAAAGGGTCAGATGGTCGAGGCCACAGATCACCCTCTGCATACCATTTTCCGCTATCGCCCGAATCCATGGCAAACAGCGTTTGAGTTCAAGCAGTTGAACCAGTTCCGCCTTTTGGTTGATGGCAACGCCTACAACCGGATCGTCAGAACCGGAAAACGCATCTCTGCGCTGATCCCGATTAACGGGACGGTTCAGGTCGAGCAAACAGATGATTGGACATTTTCCTATCGGGTAACCAACCAGAAGGGTGCAATGGCAGTATTGCCAGCGTCGGAGGTGTTCCACCTGAAAGGGTTGTCGCTAGACGGGTTCACCGGGCTTTCACGGGTGGCGCAGGCTGCTGATGTAATCAACACGGCTGTGATGGCGCAGCGGGCCGCAGAGCGGATTTTTCGCCGTGGGATTTTGGCTGGCGGTGCTTTGGAGCATCCGGGAAAGCTTAGCCCTGAGGCTGCGGCGAAGTTGAAAGCGCAGATGGAAAACGACTATTCCGGTGTGGAGAACGCTGGAAAATGGATGGTTTTTGAAGAGGGAATGAAGGGCCAGCCGTGGCAGGCCACAGCGCAATCTTCGCAACTGTCTGAGACCCGCGCTGCGCAGGTGGAAGAGATTGCCCGCGTGTTTGGTGTGCCGCGCCCGTTGATGGGTGTCGATGATACTTCGTGGGGATCTGGCATCGAGCAGCTGGCTATTCTGTTTGTGCGGTTTGGTTTGTCGCCATGGTTCACGGTCTGGGAAGACGCCATCAACCGGTCGCTACTGGATCGGTCGGAGTGGGGGCAGATTCTGCCTGACTTTGATGAGAAAGAGCTGCTGCGCGGCACCCTGAAAGATCAGGCGGAATACTTCGCCAAGGCGTTGGGGTCTGGCGGCCATAAGCCGTGGATGGAAAGCAATGAAGTGCGGGAAGCCACAGGTCTTGGCCCGCACAATGATGGCTTCGGCCTTGTACCTGCTGGGGGTGTAGTCCAATGACGATACGCAATTTGCCAAGCCCGCGCGCCTTGACGCGCCCACAATCCTATAATTGGGATGCCCCTGTTCCGGCGCTTGAGCGGTGGAAGCCTCTGGCGGCAGAGACAGACACTGCCGCAACCATCTCGATCTATGACGTTATCGGCGTTGACTGGTATACGGGCGAGGGCACCACTGCCAAGCGCATCGCTGCTGCCCTGCGTGGCATTGGTAAAAACCCGGTGACGGTGCATATCAACAGCCCCGGCGGGGATATGTTTGAGGGGTTGGCAATTTACAACCTGTTCCGCGAGCATCCGGCGGAGGTGACAGTCAAGGTGATGGGTCTTGCCGCTTCGGCAGCATCGATCATCGCCATGGCCGGTGATCGCATCGAGATGGGATTGGGATCGTTCATCATGATCCACAATTCATGGGGCATGGTGGTTGGCAACCAGAACGACATGCGCGATGCGGCTGTTACCTTTGCCGAATTCGATGCGGCCATGGCGGAAATCTATGCCGCGCGCACTGGCCTTCCTGTGGCTGATATTGCCGCGATGATGGATGCCGAAAAATGGCTGCGCGCCTCGGAGGCGGTGGAAAACGGCTTTGCCGATGCCACCTTTGATGGCCCGGATCCTGAGACAACCAAAGCGGCATCCGGGCTTTCCGCCCGGGCCGAACTTGATGCGACCTTAGCAAGAGCTGGCATGCCGCGTTCCGAGCGGCGACGTCTTTTGCGGGAAGCGGCTGGCACGCCAAGCGCTGCCGGAGCAGCCATGCCTGGCGCTGGCTTTGATGCAGAGGCTGCACAGCGTCTGCTTTCGACAATCACCGCCATTTAAGGAGACAACCAATGGCTTACCACAAACAACCCGCGTTCCTGCGCGGGATCCAAAGCGTGCGCGCCGATGCAAACCCGACCGCCATCATGGCGTCGTTGCAGACGGCATTTGAGGCATTCAAAACGACCCATGCCGATCAGATGAAGGGCGTGAATGCAAAATTCGATGACGTTGTGACCAATGATAAATTGGGCAAGATCAACGGCACCATCGGCGAATTGCAGGCCGCGCTGGATGATACCATTGCCAAAATGGCAGCAGGTTCGCTTGGCACGGGTGGCAAATCGGTGCGCGACCCGGAATACAACGGAGCTTTCGCCCAGCACATGCGCAAGGGCGACGTGCAGGCATCGCTGAACAAGGGTCTTGCGGCTGAAGGTGGCTATCTTGCGCCCATCGAGTGGGATCGCAGCATCACCGATAAGCTGATCCTCGTTTCGCCGATGCGCGACATTTGCCGGGTTCAAAAGGTATCTGGTACTGGTTTTTCCAAGCTGTTCAACCTGCGCGGCACCGCGTCTGGCTGGGTTGGTGAAACTGCGGCGCGTCCCGAAACCGCTGGTCCGACACTTGGCACGCTCAACTATATGTTGGGCGAGATTTATGCCAACCCATCGGCCACGCAACAGTTGCTGGATGATGCCGAGATTGATCTCGAAACTTGGTTGGCGGCTGAGGTTCAAACCGAATTCGCCTATCAGGAAAACCTTGCCTTCGTATCTGGCACGGGCGCAAACAACCGCCCGAACGGCATCCTGACCTATGTGACCGGCGGTACCAACGCCGCGGCGCATCCATTCGGTGCGATCCTTGCAACCAACTCGGGTTTGGCGGCGGCAGTTTCGGCTGACGGCATTCAAAACCTGATCACTTCGCTGCCTTCGGCGTTCACCAACGCCGCACGGTTTGCGATGAACCGGGCCACCATTGGTCTGGTGCGGCTGTTGAAAGATGGTCAAGGCAACTATTTGTGGCAGCCCAGCTATCAGGCGGGTCAACCGCAAACCCTTGCCGGGTATCCGATCACTGAACTGCCCGCGATGCCAGCGGTCGCAGCCAACTCCAAGCCGATCCTGTTTGGTGACTTTTCGCAGGCCTACATGATTGTTGATGGTGTTGGCGTCCGCGTCTTGCGCGACCCCTTCACCAACAAGCCGTTCGTCCAGTTCTACACCACCAAGCGCGTCGGTGGTGGGTTGCTGAACCCGGAAGCCATGAAAGCATTGAATATTTCTGTCTGATTGATCGGCTTTTCCAGAGGGGCAGGGCAACTTGCCCCTTCGATAAGCTGATCGCCAATGAGTAGGAGACCCATCATGGCAAAATTCAAGGCTGATTTCTTCGGGGCGGCAAACGGTGAAATTTATCCGCGTGTGTATCCCGCAGGCGAGGAATGCCCGCCTGAGTTGGAAACCGCTGCCATCGAGGCTGGCGCTTTGGACAAGAAAGATGTCGCCAAGCTGATCGCAGCAAAGGCACAGGCTGAGGCTGACGCTGCTGCCAAGGCGCAGGAAGAGGCGGACGCTGCCGCCAAGGCACAGGAAGAGGCGGCTAAGCAGTGAACCCCACGCTGATCACCGGCCCTGCGACGGAAGCCGTCACCCTTGCTGAATTGAAGGCGCATCTTCGCATTCTGCATGCGGATGAGGATGTGCTGATCCAATCGCTTGGCACGGCGGCAACGGCCTATCTTGATGGTTGGAAGGGCATTCTGGGCCGGGCGATCATGCCGCAAACGTGGCGTGATGAGTTTCCGGGCTGGGGCTGTCTGCGGCTTTCGTTGCCGGATGTGTCTGGTGTGGTGGTCACCTATGTCGATGCGGCTGGGGATTCGTTTCCTGCTACTGAATTTGAGCTGTTTGGCGATGCCATGGGTGCTTATGTCGAGGCATCCGGACCATCGGCACGGGTGGTTCATGTCGAATACACCTGCGGCCTGCCTGTGGCGCAGTTGGCGCTGATCAAGGTTGCGATCAAGATGTTGGTTGCCCACTGGTATGAAAACAGGTCTGGGGCGGCGCAGGCAGGATTGGCAGA